TCGTCATACTTCGAGACTACCGCATCGTACCTATCTCGTATCTGTTCTTCTTCGAGGTTTCTTTTCTTTTCCAGTCTGTCGATTTGCTCTTGGAATCGTTCGACCATGGCGTCATGCCGTTGACTATGCTTCCAATCGCGCCAAGCTAGGTACCCCGCCATCGCGGCGAGGGGTCCAGCTTCGGTAAGGATTTGGAATAGCTCAGTCGGCATCAACGAACCTCGTCACAATAGTACATCTCGGGCATTCGACAGCAACCCTATCCCGTAGCCACTGGCTTCCTGGGCTGTGAACCATGTCATAGACGCATCGCAGCTTGTGTTTTTCCCAGAGGGACTCGCAGTGTTCGGCCACCTCAAACATGGTGTCGAGCGATTCTTTTCCTAGAAGGTCCAGCCTCTCGATCTCTTCGCCATGCCGGTCTATCTGCGCTCGTTGTTCTTGCATCGCCATGACGGCTTCCGTTCTTTCCTGGGCACCCCATGCCACGCCAAGGGCAAGCACAATGCTTGTCGCCGGAACAAGGGGGAGCCAGTCTTCAATCACCAGTCGGCCCTTGTCCTGGCTCCGGTGTTCCAACGTGCTTTTCTGCCGCGGCGATCAACATGCACAAAGCGAGGGCGACCAGACTTTGTAACGTAAAGAGCGCAACCGCCCAGAGGCAGACGGCCATCGGATTGCATTTCGATAACAAGGTCGTAGAGAGCAACGGTGTCTCCTGGGTCAGTGCATCTCAAGTCTAGTGCTGTGCCGAGTAGGTGCTGGGATCTCTTTGCCCCGCCCACCCTGTCGTTCATCTCGTGACTTCTTATTCCGCCGCCCGAGAGAACGAACACCGCCTTGCCCATGGCCTCACGGATAGGCTGGAAGACTTCTTCCGCTGTGTCGGAAATGTTTTTCCGCTGCTCGCCGGGTACTTCTTCCCAGGAGTTGTAGCCCGAGCCCCGAATAACCTCACCTTGAGACAGGTTTCTTGTAAGTTTCATGCTGCAATCCAGGTTACGCCATCGCCATCGTTGAGTGTGTACAGGTACAGCACATCAAGTCTGCCAAGCTCCATCTTTATGGGGCCGGTCACACCGGGCTCCATCTCCAGTCCTGCTGTGTCGGAGACCTTGTTGTCACCGATGAATATCTTACCCACGTTGGCATCGAGGGGCGTTACCACTGCCCATGTGATGTTCTTTGCGGGGAAGCGGGTTGCTGTCTGCTTGTCTGCGGTCAGCTTGCCGCTGTAAACGCGACGGGGTGAGACGCTCTTGGACTTGACGGACCCTGCGTTTACACGCACCTGTGGTCCGGCGTCCTCCTGCTGCTCAACCTTTACGTCGCCTGCCACCTAGAATCCTTTTGTGCCGTAGACCGTGATAACAAACTTGCCAGCGTTATATGTGCAGTCCGCTGCGCTCGATTCAGTGTTGACAAGGTACATATAATAGCTTGCGCTTGCGTCCATGTTGTCATACTTGCTTGACCTGCTCATGCCCAACGCCCAATCCGTACCGGATCCCATTCCCGATGTTGGGTTGAGCGCAGTAATGTAGTTTCCGGTTTTCGTGGCACCGTCGTATGCGACCGCCTGGTCATGAAGCACGACACCAATGGCTGCCTGAACGGAACCGGAGCTTGCGGTAGGTGCCTCAACACACGTCACGTCTATTCTGTGAACATATCCAAAGCCCGCAGCATCTAGCTGTGCCACATAGGCGTCACCCCCGCTAGAATTGCCGATGGCGTCCCACTTTGTGCCCTTGGCAGATATGTTTGTACCCTCACCAAGGTCTACATGGATTACGGTTGTGATTACCCCGTTGAATATATGCCTGTACACGCTCTGCACTGCGTCCATCCCTGCCCCTCGCACGATGTCCGTAGACGAGGTTCCCAAAGATGGCAGGGTGATGCTTCCACGGACTACCCCTCCGTCAGAAAACGTGAAGTCACCACCGTCAGCATCAATGATTGCGTCACCAACAATGTCCCATGTGGCACTTGTTGTTCCGTTGGCGGTGAACCTGAAGGACTCTGTTGATCCGTCAGGCACCACAATAATGTCGTTACCACCGGGCTCAAGCTGGATGTCTGTGCCTGCGTCAAGCGTTATCCCGGCTGACGCACCCGAGGCGATCTCTATTGCGTTCGATGCACCTGCCCCCGATACGGTACCAGCCGTAATGTTGGTGCAGTTGATCGTATGCGTCATCAGTCGGGCGTAGCTTCCCAGGTGGTTGTAGTAGGCCCGGAGGATGTCCTGAGTTGACCCGCCGTCATGGGAGTTTGAGTCACGAAGCTCAAACACCCCGCCGTCCCAGGTCATGGTGGCCGTATCCGAGCCATCGTAGACCTTTAGGTCTCCCGAGATGGTGGTGACTCCGTTATCGTCAATCCTCAGTCTCTCTGTGAGGGAGTTGAGACTGGAGCCCGAGCTTCCTGGGGAAGCAGTCTTGAAGATGATGTCGCCGCCGACGCCGCTCCCCTTCCCCTGTCCGCCAGCGATGGTCAAATCTCCACCAGCGATGTTGTTGGTTGTGCCAGCGGTAGTGGAACCAGAAGAGATGGTCACAGTCTTTCCAGCCGCATCATGTGCCGTCGCTGTGACCCCAAGGGTTGCGTTCTGACCGTTGCCGTAGGTGATGTCCCCACCGGAGACCGTCACGTCACCAGTGACGGCGAGAGTTGATCCGTCATAAGTCAGACCAGACTCGGACGTTACCGTACCATCACCATCATCGGTGATAAGCTGGTTGGCTGAGCCGTTCACCCCAACAGGGTGGAGGTCGGAGACAACGAGCGTTGCGCCAGACCTGTCCAGACCTGTAGTGCCTACGGTTCCGGCCACCGTGTCCAGAAAATCCGCAAGTGTTTCTTTTCGGCTGGCGTTGGAATCATTCGCATCAATGAAAACGATGGAGTCGCCGTCCGCTATTGCAGCGTCACTGAGCCCATTTAGATCGACGGCGCCTGAGGCTACGGCTGTACCGCTTGTGATCGCGATGTCATCGCCAGCGTCAGTGGTAAAGTAAAGCTCGTTAGGGGTAGCGGTCTTCACCCATAGCTGACCATAGGCTGCGGTGTCGCTGTCTGCTCCTGCCTTCTCCTTGAGAAGGACTGACCCCTCAGCGGTCACGTTTCCGCTGCTGTCCAGTGTCAAACGATCAGTGCTTCCGCCAGCATCAATGCGGAGCTTGTCGGTGCTGTGGTCGTAGTAGATTTGACCCGAAGCAACTGCTGCATTATCGCCAAACTGGATCAGGCCAATGTTGTTGGCAGAGCCGACCAGTTGCACTGACGGGCGGGCGTCGTCCTCTGCTATGACGGTGGCCGTGGTCGAATACTGACCGCCGCTAGAGGCGTCTCGCTTGGCGTGAACCTCTGCCTCGGCCTGCTCTGTGCCAGCGCCTATGCGCTCAACGCTAACATTTCCAGGGGTAACGGTTAGGTCGCCAGTGCTCGCACCAGTGGCAGAGGTTGTGCCCAGCACAAACTCGTCCCGGCTTTCATCCCAGATGATTGCGGCGTTGTCGCTGCTGCCACGCTCAACAATGATCCCCGCATCGCCCGAAGGAGTGCCGCTGGTACCATTGGCGATCTCGATAACCTTGTCAGAGATGACGGTATTGGTTGAGCTAACGGTTGTGGTCGTGCCGCTAACTGTAAGGTCGCCCGTAACCTCTACGTCGGTAAAGACAGGAGATTTATCATAGATATTTGCCAATGTTATTCTCCAATCGTGCCGTTGAAGTTACTCTTCTCAACAGTCATAAAGACCGTAACGTCCCCGCCGCCATGGACTGAGCCCATGACAAACCATGGGGCCTCATCAACGGAGCAGAGCGGGGTGTGCTGGGTTTCACCAACCAGCGCAGAGGTTTTCCCCATGCCCATATAAGCCGAGCGAAGGCTGCCAACATTGAACGTGGCGACCACTGGAGCTTGTGTTTGAGATGTGGTTGCCAGCCACCTGATGGCGTAGAAGCCGTCGAGGTCGCTTTCGCTGGTGTCCGGCCTTGTCGTGCTCGTAACTTTTACCCAGTCTTGTGGTGGAGAAAAAAGAACAAGCTGTTCGTTGGTGGTGGCAAACAGGTGGCTAGTGCTAATTGTCCCGTTGAGGGTCGGGCTCACAATAAGGTACGGCGTGAGGTCGTTCCACGAATCCCCGTCCCAATATGTAAGGGTCTCCACCCAGTCACCAGCGCTTGTGTCCTTTGTGGTAGAGCAGTCAAACACGACAGCGTTGAACGGTCTGCTTGCGGCCACCACCAGGCCGGTATTGTTCCCAGAAGAGGCGGCTACCGCTGCGCCGTCACCGTCCACGGTGTAGGTTCCCGTCCCCGTTCCTGCGCCCGACCACGTTCCGGCTTGCCAGTTGGTGTTGCTGGATCTTTCAATGAGACCACCAACGAAAAAGTCGTTCGCCACCCCGTCGTTTTTGATGGAGATGTTCTGAAGCGTAAGCCCCTGCTTGGAGCCCGCAGCCGGAAAGCCGTGAATCTGCGACGAGACCACCGTCGTAGATGCCGCAGCAATCTTTGTTCCGATGTTGGTAACATTTGCCGCATCCATGTCGAGGATCCGGCCGCGGTAGGTTCTAAAGCGAGGATTGTTGACTGCCATTGTCTATCTCCCGAAGTCTTGGGGTTGAGATAAGACGCCCTGGCGCAAGACTTTACCCGCCATAAGGGCTATGTGTTTGCTGTTACGCGACTAGGGTAGACCGGAGCGCCAAGTCTGGCAAGACTACTCTTTGATCTTGTCCCACACCCTGAACAGTCTTTCTGTTCTGTCCTCCAACACCTCTGCCACGATCTCTTCCCAGGCTTTCGCCTTTTGCTGGAGCCTTTCCATCTCCGTTATGAGGGCGGATGCCTCTTCGTGCCTGCCCTGCTGGTACTTGTCCCTGATATCGTTTTCCAGGGCCGATATCTTTTGCTCCCAGGCAAACGAGAAGGAATCCTCAATCGCTCTTTTCATGCGGTTGATGTCGTCCCCTACTGTTTTGTTGAAGTTTTTCATTTTCCACGCCTGACCAAACAGGCGGTCAACCTGCCATCTAACGAGAGGCTTTCGTGCGCTTGGGTCTTCCTCGCTCAGGGCGAAGTGCCTGGTAGAGAGCAGCGAGTTTTCGGACCATTCGGATGCGGCGACATCGAGCGCCCTGTACGGGGTTGCCCCCAGCGCCATTGACGACAGGCTGTTTGATAGACGCAGGATGTCCCTGTCCTTGGCCCTCGGGTCTGCCCCTCTGATGATGAACTCAACCAGCGGTTGCCCCGACATCTGGAAAAAGGTCAAAAGGTTACTCAGTGAGAGATGCTTCTCGTGCTTTGCCTCAACAAAAAGCCTGCGCCTGTTCTTTATTTCCTGCACCGTCTTTTTTGTGTAGGTCCCCGCCGCCTTCTCGTCACTGATGTATCTATCTATTGCTTTCTTTCTCTCTTCTGGGGTGCCGTGCCACATTTTCTCTGCCTCTTTCGTGGCCTTTATGGCAGCAGGGGAAACAAGGTCATAGTCTCTTCCTAGTATTTCGCTCGCAGAGATCCACGCCCCCTGTGCCAGCGTGAGACCTAGCTGTGTCGGCTGTG